ATATGCAAGTACCTTAGAACTTAACCCATTTGACATAGATGTTATGGACCCAACGATTCAACAGGCTCTGTTAAATACAGATGATGCTGGTCAGAACAGACCAATCAACCTATTTGAGTTTGAACGTAACCTTAAGAAAGACCCACGCTGGCAACAGACTAGAAATGCACAACAGCAATACAGTGGATTGGCTACACGTATTCTGCAAGACTTCGGATTGTTAGGATAATATGGTTGACGTATACGGTACAGAACCAGAACGCCAGAAGGCAGTACAAGAACTAACTGCATTACGCCGCGAACTTAAGACAGAAACTGCTGCTGGTGCCAAGGCTGCTGCCAAAGACCCACGTTTTATTGCTGCCAAGGAGCGACTAGATAAGGCTAAGTCTGCTGCTGGTATGCGTACTTCTGCTGAAGATTTGGCTGCATTAAACCGTATTGCTACATCTGATACTGCTACTATGAAGAAGCAAGATGGCAAAATGACTGCCGCTCCTACCAGAGCAGAACGTGCAGTTACTAAAGAACTTAACCAGCCTTCTAGGCAGTACTTTAAGCAAGTTAAAGATGCTTTGACTAATCCTGAACAACGACCTACTTGGGAAGTTAAGGGTACTGTTCTTGCTCCCAAGCAGCAACAAGAATTAATTGCTAAAGGTTTTGATGTTAGTGGTGCCAAAAATGAATGGATTCTAGTAGATGATGAAAAGTCTCCTAGTGGTCAACGCTGGAATAGAACTGTTGTAGGGATTAAAGCACCTGCTCCAAAAGAACCATTTAATCCAAACAGAGACAATCCTGCAAGTTATGGTATGCAAGTATTCTTTGCTGGTAAATCCACTGCTGATGAGTTTGATGAATTTGTTACTAAAAATAGTAATGGCAGACGAGCATTAGAGAATGCTACCATTAATGGTATTCGCTGGTCTGAGATAGCAGACAATCTACCTAATATTACTTATCAAGATTTAGAACGTTTGTTTGTTTACTATGGTAATCGTGTAGAAACTGTAGAAGAATTAGTCGCAGCATATGAGATTCTGTTTGGAGGAAATAAATAATGGCAACACCGTTTTTCTCTGTAATGCAGAATATGCTACCTGATGGTGAAATGTTTGATACGATTAATATTGTTCAAGCCCCAGTAGAACGTACAACTGAACCATTAGCAACTAAGGTTGCTACAGATACTGCAGATATTGATGCTCAGATTGCTGCTGCTAAAGCAGAGCGTGACAAGATTAAGGCTGCTGCTAATAAGCCAGGACTTGGCCCTAAGGCTACTGCTACACGTCAAGCAAACCTAACTAAAGCACAAGAAAACCTTAAAGCATTACAGAAAGAAAAGAAAGGCTTGCTTGCAACTAAGCCTAAAGTAGAAGAAGTTATTCCTGAAGATGAAGATGGTGAGGGTGACGGCGATGGAGATGGTGGTGGCGATAATCCAATCATTCCTCCTCGCGACCCTAGAGCAGATTTGTTTGATGCTACTGCACAGGCTAACTTAGAACGTGAAGCAACAAATGCCCGTGCTATCTTTGATAATATCTTTAAGCAGTTTTTTAATCGCCCTGGCGATGATAGGTTCATCTCAGACCTAACTAAGTTTGTTGAGGATTCAATTAGTAAAGGTTACACTGCAGATACTATCAGTGCTTTGTTGCCACAGACTGAAGCATATAAGACTCGCTTCAAGGGTAATGAAGGTCGTATCAAAGCAGGTCTTTCTGCTTATTCTCCAGCCGAATACTTACAGGCTGAGGATACTTATGCAGAGATTCTTAACCGATTTAACCTTGGTGACTTAGCAACACGTGACCAGTTCTCTGACTTTATTAGTAATCGTAAATCTGCATCAGAAGTTGCTGACCTAGTTCAGAATGTTTACTTCCGTATCAACAATGCAGACCCTGCCTTAAGACAGCAACTAGAACAGATTAAGGGTATTGGTAAACTAACTGATGCTGACTTGGCTAAAGCCATCTTAACTGGCCCAGAAGGTGCACAAGTTCTTAAGCAGAAGATTGCTGGTGCTGAGGTTGGAACTGAGGCTGCTGCACGTGGCCTATCAACAATCCGTTCACAGCAATTGGCTAACCTTGGCGTTACTCGTGAGCAGGCTCGTGCAGGCTTTGAGGCTATCGCACAGACACAGCCTACCTTTGAGAAGTTAAGTGACATCTACGAGCCTATGACTGCACCTCAAGGCAAAGAAGCACGCGCTGCTCGCTCTGCTACATTCCAAGAAGAACTAGAGAAAGAACAGTTCCAAGGATTGCGTTCAGAGAACAGAGCACGTCTTGCTCAGCAAGAGCAGGCAGCCTTTATGGGCCAGTCTGGCACACAAGGCATTGGCCTACGCCGCCGTTCACAACGCGGCACAATATAGAACCTAGATGGACCTGTCGGCCCCATCAGTGTAAAAGACCGATAGTAGCATCCAATGCAAAATCCCCGATTGCATTGTGCGCTGCGAACTAACACAACAAATGAAAGGGAGATGGTTGCTATGAGCAACAATGAATGGCTAGACGATGACAATGACTTTGAGGATGATGATAACAATAGTTATTCTGATTCTGACTTAGTTAAGAAACTTCGTAGAGCAGCACGAGCCAATGAGAAGCGAGCCAAAGAATTGGAAGCAGAACTTGTTGGACTTCGTACAGAGCAACGCAAGAACATCGTTAAGTCCGTTCTTGAATCCAAAGGCGTTCGGCCTTCAATTGCTAAGTATATCCCAGAAGATGTATCTACTGCAGAAGGTATTGATGCTTGGCTTGCAGATAATGCCGAAGACTTTGGAATCACGTTAGGTCAGCCAAAGCAAGAAGCGGATTTGGCTACCTTACGGCAAATTGATGCCGTAACGACAAATGCCGTTTCACCTGCTGGAGTAGACGATTTAATGCTTCGTCTAAACCAGGCTGAATCTGCTGAAGAAATAGAAAAACTAATCTTCGGCAGTTAATTCATAACCACTATCAAAACAAAGGAAACTAAATGTCTGTTTACACTGGCCTCTCTGGCGGTTCACAGTCAACAAATGGTGGCCTTGGTGGCGGTCAGTACTCTCTTGCCAATAACGCTGGAACGTTCACACCTTCCAACGCTGCTGGTTTAGTACAGAAGGCATATGACCGTCTTGTTGAGTTCGCACTACGCTCTCAGCCACTGCTTCGCAGTGTTGCTGACAAGCGTCCAGCACAGCAAGCAATGCCAGGTTCATCAGTTGTTCTACAAATCTACACCGACCTAGCACAAGCAACAACTGCTCTATCTGAGCAAGTTGACCCAAATGCTGTTGCAATCGGTACCCCATCACAGGTAACTGTGACACTAAATGAATACGGCAATGCCGCTCTTGTAACTCGTAAGTTGCAGTTGTTCAGCCTAGCAGATGTTGACCCAGCAATTGCTGACATCATCGCATTCAATATGGCAGACAGCGTTGACGAAGTTGTACAGACCACACTACGTGCTGGCGACAACGTATTCTACGGTGGAGCCGCTACCTCTACAGCAACCGTAACCTCAGGTATGGGACTAACCTCTGCTCTAGTTCGCAAGACTGTTGCGAAACTACGTGCAGGTAAGGCAGTACCACGCAAGGGTTCAATGTACTGGGCTGCTGTGCACCCAGAAGTTTCACACGACCTACGTGCCGAAACAGGCGCAGGTGGTTGGAGACTACCACACGAGTATCAGTCAAATGATGCTATCTGGGCTGGCGAAATTGGTGAGTACGAAGGTGCTTACTTCATTGAGTCCCCACGTCTATACAACGCTACAGATGGTGCTTCATCTGCTCGCGTCTTCCGTTCATACTTTGCTGGAAAGCAAGCATTAGCAGAAGCCGTTTCAGAAGAGCCACACGTAGTCATCGGCCCAGTAACCGACAAGTTAATGCGATTCCGACCAATTGGTTGGTATGGCGTACTTGGCTTTGCAATCTACCGTCAGGCAGCATTGTATCGCTTGGAGACTGGTTCTTCAATTAACCCAACCTAATCGTTGGTTTAAGTTTGGTGGGGGTTTAGGCCCTCACCATTCTTAAATTCACGAAAGGAAACAATGGCAAAGTTATTTCTTCCACCAACGCTTGAAGAAGGACCAATTGGTGGAGCACGCTTGTTTCAATTTTACAAAATGACAAGAAGCATAAGCGTACTTAAGATTGATGGAGAGTATGTACAGATTCGTGAACCTTCCCAAGACGAAGAAGCATTGGCTACTGAGTTTTATCTTGGTGGTCACGAGTACATAGTATCAGATGCGGTGGGAGCAGCCCTAACGGCTGCAGGATATACGGTGTATGACATATGAGTTTACATAGACAATTGGTTCATCCAAAGTTTGTAGAAGGTTGTTTTGGTTGCAAAATAGGCACACTACAAATGAGTCCAGGAGATGCTTCCCATAAAAAAATGGTTAGTAAAAAGAAATGGGATGCAGAACTTAATGCTTATGCTAACGCTAGGGCACAGGGTATTCAGCCAGATGGCACATCAATGAAAAAGATTCAGGCTGCTGTAAAAGCATCTGAAAATATGGGCAAGGCCTACGACGGTGGTACTGCTGTTGCTTCTGCTCAAAGGTTACAAAATAAGAAAACAGTTAAATCACTAAAAGAAACGGGAGTACTATAATGTGCGCAACCTGCGGATGCAATTATGCCAACTACAACCACCGCAACGGTGAGATGATTGCTGACCCAACTGGCAAGCAACCATTC